GAAGCATTAGAGGTAGTATCTATCTAATAGCTCGTTCGTATATTTAGGTATTAATAACAACACAAAAGAGAAATGAAACAGAGCAGTATTGAATTTGCAGTTACCTCATTGGAAAAACTAATCCCAAGTGGTAATCAACTTGTCATTGGAGCAATTTTGCTACAAGCCAAAGCAATGCACAAGGAGGAGATTGAGAATGCAGTTAAACAAGGTTGGGATTACAATGAAGAAGGTCTTGTGCAATGGATGGGCGAAACCTACTACAACGAAACCTTTAACACCAACGAGAAATGAAACATACAGCAGTAGAGTGGTTGGTTAGTGCCTTAGATGCTTTGGATGAGCAAATGAAGGTTGCTCCAAAGACAACTAACTATAAAAGCACAAGAGGGTCTATCATTGAACAAGCCAAAGAAATGGAGATGCATCAGATTCTTAATACCTATATTGAAGCAAGTCCAAAACTTGGAGATATTATTAAAGAAGCGTCAGAGCGATACTACAACGAAACCTTTAACACCAACGAGAAATGAAAACACTAATTAAGAGACTCAAAGGATTCTTTTCCAAGAAACCAAATGTGTGGTACGAGGACACCATTTATCACACAGGATACTACCGCTTCAGTGAATACTTTCACGGGGGAATTGGTGGAACATTTAAAGTTGGAGGATTCCCTTGCCTGCAGCAAAAAGGTATGAAGGACTTTATATTCTACTCAGAAACAGATATATGTGGTATGAGGGGTGTGATTCCTGTTGAAAAATGTTATCACGAAAAATTTAACACCAACAAGTAATGAAACAGACGGCAGTAGAGTGGTTACAACAGGCGTTAGAAGACACGATATTAACCCACGAACAGATTATGCAAACAGTTGGTTTATTTGAGCAAGCCAAAGAAATGGAGCAGGAGCAAATGATTGATTGGTATGCTACGGGGCAGGCAGATACAGTAAATATGTATGAGCAACACCTCAACAAAAACTCTAACACCAACGACAAATGAGCAGCCTTACATTGTGGTTTTTGTTACTTCCTATTTACATTATGCTTATAGGAATATATAACGAGATTCGCAAACAAAAAACAAACCTTTAGCGCCAACGATAAATGAAAGCAACACTCGTATACAACCTACCCGATGAGCAAGAGGAGTTCCAAGATGCAGTCAATGGAGCTAAATGGAAGTACGCTATGTGGGTAATGGATAACGAACTGCGAGCTTTGACCAAGTACGCTCCTGATTCAATGCCCGACTTGGAACACGAAGCCTACGAGAAGATTCGCAACACCCTCCACCGCATCCTAAACGAAAACGAACTACACCTATGAGAGAGCAATTTATGCGTATCGCAATGGCGAGGCTACGCAGCACCTATCCGTTCAAACCCCAACGCAGAGCGGTTGCAGCTCGTATGTGGGTAAACTACCTTGAACGCTACGCAGCAAAAGAATGGGAGCGTGAACAAATACGCCAAGTCCGTGCCTGTGCTATGCACGCAGCACAACAGGAATGGGACTTGATGGAAGAAGAACTCAACAAGCGGATGGATATCATCGGAACCAACGGCAACGAGGGCCTCCATTATGAATAGACCCTTCGTACTGGCCTTCCACAAGCCTAACTCGGGGGTAACCTATCACCGTGTGTTTGCTCCGCTGATATGCCACCAAGAGGCAGATGTGATGTTCATTGAGAAGATAACGGACGTTGAGCCTGATATGTGGGCAAAGGTCACGCACATCTTCGCAAGCCGTGCATTCCCTGTTGAGCCGTTTGAGGACTTTGTAAAGCTCTGCCGTAAGGAGGGAATAAAACTAATCGTAGACCAAGATGACTGGTGGGTGCTACCTCCTAACCATCCCCTCAACGGATTCTTCGGTGCGCAGATGAAAGAGCGCATCATTCGCTCTATGAAAGCAGCAGACGAGGTATGGGTAACCAACAAGCACCTTGCCTCAAAGGTGAAGAAGTACAACACCAACATCCGAGTCATCCCCAACGCCATCAGCGTACCCACTTGGCAGATAAACCGAGAGCCAAGCGACAAAGTAAGATTCGGCTACATCGGAGGCAACCACCACCAAGCGGATGTCAAAGCATCTACCATTGACCTTACTGGATACGAAGCGTTTGTTGCTGACGTGGATGGCTACCCCGAAATGATGAAAGCACCATACAAGCTAAACACCTTCCCCCCGAACTCATACCATCGCCTGTATGACTTCTTTGACGTGAGCCTTGTGCCTTTGGTCGGTTCGGAGTTTGCCAAGTGCAAATCCCATCTGAAGATGCTTGAAGCTGGATTCAGCAAATGCGCCCTAATAGTAAGCAACACGCATCCCTACACCCCCTACATCACCAAAGACAACTGCATTGCCATCAAGCACCCATCCGAATGGGCAGGAGCAATCAAGAGGCTAAACGACAACCCCAACCAAGTCCAAGACCTTGCGGATTCGTTATACGAGTTTGTGCAGGACTACACGATGGACAAAATAAACCAACTGCGATGCTTTACATTGTAACCCCCTGCTCACGCCCACAAAACCTCAAGTACATCAGGCAGCACATTCCTGAATGGGCAACGTGGGTTGTGATGATGGACGCAAATTGCGACTTCAAGGAAGCAACAGGCGCAAAAGTAACGCACTACTCAAAGCAGACAGGACATTGGGGACATCCCCTACGCAATGAGTTCCTTGACCTCTACCAAGACCAATTCACGCAAGATGACTGGGTGTACTTCCTTGACGATGACAACATCCTACACCCAAAGTTCAACGAGCAATGGTCAACCATCCACGACCTTGACTCCTCAATCGTAACGTGGGGACAGGAAGGAAGGCTCCGCCCTACCGACCAACCAAGAGTCGGGAACATAGACACCGCTTGCTTTATGTTCAAACCCTACCACGTTCCCAAGCTTCGCTTCTCACATATCTACGAGGCCGATGGTCAGTTTGCCAAAGCAGTAGCAACACAAGGAACCCTCATCTGCGTAGATGCCTATCTTTGCTACTACAACGCTCTGCGATGAAAAACCACACAAAGGTCTACCTGAAGGCATTCGGCTACGATACAAACTCGTGGATAGCCTGCGAGGTGTGTGGTGCAACGGCAGTAGACATCCACCACATAGAAGCTCGTGGAATGGGCGGAAGCAAAACTGCTGATACTATTGACAATCTGATGGCCCTATGCCGTGAGTGCCACGTTGAATTTGGGGACAAGAAACATTACAAAGAGCTGCTCATTGCAACACACGCTATGCGTATGAGTAATCTGTAAGGTTATTTAGAAAACATCAAAATAGAACTATGCCAAAAGGAAACCCCAACCTTGTCAAGGGAGGCCCAAGCCTCAATCCCGCAGGAAGACCAGCAGGCATCCCTAACAAAAGCACAAACAAAATCCGTGAGGCGTTTCAGAAGCTCATAGAAGACAACCTTGAGAATATGACCCTATGGCTCACGCAGGTTGCTGCTGATGACCCGAAGGGCGCACTTGACCTACTGAACAAGATGGCGGAGTACACGACACCCAAGCTCGCTCGGGTAGAGAACTCCCACGAAGCAGCAGATGAACTCACCCAAATCAAAGTAGAGATTGTCCGTTCTGCAAGTAAAGACGAGTGAACTCTTTGAGAAGAACTACACCGCACCCACACGGATAGTAGTTAATCAGGGAGGCTCACGTTCAGGTAAGACCTACTCCATCTTGCAGATGCTTATTGTCATCGCAATGCAAGAAAAGGGGAAGGTCTTTTCCATTGTGCGTAAGTCGCTGCCATCACTCAAGATGACCGCCTACCGTGACTTCTTTGAGATACTCCGTGCAATGGACTTGTACGATGAGCAGAAGCACAACAAGAGCGACTACACCTACACCCTCAACGGCAACCTCTTTGAGTTCATCTCGCTTGACCAACCGCAGAAGAAGCGTGGAGCAAGACGTGACTACCTATTCTGCAACGAGGCCAACGAACTATCTTGGGAGGACTTCTTCCAGCTCTTGGTTCGTACCACAGGCAAGATATGGATTGACTACAACCCCTCCGATGCGTTCCATTGGATTTATGACCGCCTGTTGACCCGTGATGACGTAACGTACATACAAAGTACCTATAAGGACAATCCATTCCTTGACAAGTCCATCGTTGACGAGATTGAAAGGCTGCAAGGAACGGACGAGGACTACTGGCGCATCTACGGCTTGGGTGAGCGTGGTATGAGCCGTGCTACCATCTTCCAGTTCGGGATGAATGAAATCCCCGCAGATGCAACCTTACTTGCGCTGGGAATGGACTTCGGCTACACCAATGACCCCACATCGCTTGTGGCGGTCTACAAGTCGGGGGACAACCTGTATGCCGATGAACTCATCTACCAAACAGGACTCACCAACCCCGACATCAGCAACCGACTCAAAGACCTAAACCTTGACAGGCGCACGGAAGTTTTTGCTGATTCTGCGGAGCCTAAATCTATTGAGGAGCTGCATCGTATGGGATGGAACGTAAAGCCCACGCAGAAGGGCGCAGATAGCGTGATAGTGGGTATTGATGTGCTGAAGCGACACAAGCTATTCGTGACCCCACGAAGCAACAACCTAATCAAAGAGCTTCAGAACTACAAATGGGTAGAGGACAAGAACGGCAACCTACTAAACAAGCCCATAGATGCGTTCAACCACGCCATTGATGCAATGCGCTACGCAACATACAACAAGCTCTCACGCCCCAACTACGGGCGGTATGCTATACGCTAAATTCCAAAGGTTATTTTCATAGATGAAGCTCATTGTTCCAAATAAGATGAGCGAGATAAAACTCGCTGACTATCAAAAGTTCGTTCGCCTTGAGGGTGACGATGAGTTCTTGGCACGCAAAGCAGTTGAGATATTCTGCGGCCTGAAGATGGATGTAATTCTTCAGATGAAGGCATCCAGCTTAACGAGCGTAACAAATGTGCTGATGAAGGCGTTTGCGGAACGCCCAGCCCTCACACAGAGGTTCACCATCGGCAAACAATCGTTTGGCTTCATTCCATCGCTTGAAGAAATCACGGTTGGTGAGCTTAATGACATTGACCAATACATCAGCGACTGGCCTCAAATGCACCGAGCTATGGCGGTTCTGTACCGCCCTGTGGTAGCAACATTCGGAAACCGATACGAGATAGAAAAGTACGAGGGTTCTGAAAAGTACGCAGAGCAGATGAAGCAGATGCCTCTTGATGTAACGATAGGTGCGATGCTTTTTTTTTGGACTTTAGGAAAAGATTTATCGCTGGCTACCCTGAAATCTTTTCAGACGGAGGAGGGGATGAATTTAGCCCCGCTGCTCAACTTTCTAAAAAATGGGGTTGGCTTACCATATACCACCAACTTGCAGGCGGAGACCCTTTGAAGTTTGACCAAGTAGCCCAAATGTCAGCAGGATTCGCATTCACCTACCTAACCTTTGAAAGAGATCGAATCGACGCTGAAAACAAGACGCTTCAAAAACAACTGAAAAAATGAGACAATTCTACGACATCACCAAAAAGCTCAAGGACACCCTTGAAGCGCATAGCCAAGTCAATGTAGTGACCTTTGGCGATGTGTACGATGTAGACCTCAACAAGCAGACCATCTTTCCATTGTCGCACATTATGATCAACCAAGCGTCCTTTGAGGGGCAGGTCGTTCGTATGAGCGTCAGCCTCATTTGTATGGATGTTATCGATGAGACCAAAGAAGACCCGCGAGCGCAGGGTGAGCCTTTCTACGGAACGAGCAACGTACAAGACATTCTGAACACTCAGCTTGCCGTCATCAACGATGTGGTGCAGGAGCTACGCAGAGGACAACTGTACTCCGACCTGTATCAGTTGGATGGTAACCCAACGTGCCAACCATTCACCGAGCGTTTCGAGAACCTGCTTGCGGGATGGACTGCGTCATTTGATGTGCTGCTTTCGAATACCGAGATAAGCGTTTGCTAAATGGAGATACGTCAGGAGAACGTAAAGGCGAGCCTTCAAAAGTTTGCTGATGGCGTGGTCGCTCAGGCCAAAGCCAATCTTGCTCGTGACAAGAAAAACGTCACGGGCAACCTGTCTGAATCGCTTCAGTATGAACTTCAGGTCGGCCCCAACTCTATATTTCTACGTTGGAAAATGGATGAGCTTGCACCCTATTGGAAGTTTCAGGACTATGGTGTGCAGGGTAAGAGTTCAAATAGCAAAGCACCAAGCAGCCCATTCAAGTTTGGCTCAGGTGAAAGTGGTATGAAAGGCGGCCTAACTCGTGCCATCAACAAATGGGTGCGGGCAAGACGATTCCAATTCCAAAGCCGTGAGCAGGGTAAAAGGGGTCAGTTCTTGAGCTATGATGCAACTGCGTTTCTAATCACCCGCAGCATCTACAACAAGGGTATTCGCACAACGAACTTTTTTACCAATCCATTTCGACTTCAGTTCCAGCAACTCCCTGAGGAGATTGCCAAAGCCTACGCACTTGACGTGGCTGACTTCTTACGATTTACCTTACAACCACCGAAAGAATGAGTACACCGATACTTGGCTATCCGTTTAGCATAAAGATGGCTCGAAGCCCTATCTTCATCACTGGAAAGAACAACACGCTGACCAACGACCAACTTCAGGCGATGACCCTGAACGTGGGTATCAACACGGGAACGGCAGCAGTAGGAACCGACTACGCCTTGAGCAAGGACTATTCTATTGATGAGGTCATCAACTTTGAAATCAGCGACCTTGTCCGTGACCAATTCCTGCACGACTTCAGCATCTACGATTCTACGGGTTATGTTGACTCACCGACAGGTGAAGCGTTGTGGGTTGTGCCTACGGGGGACTGGCGGTACTCCAACAACGGAGCAGCTCCTGATACTGCCGTATGGTCAAACTTAACTACCTACGCTTTTTTGTGTACTGATGGATGGAGCAGCAATCTAAACAACACGGAGGTCACGAGTGCCAGTCTTTCAGTAAGCAGAAACCGATATGTACTCGCAAGCCAATACGGTCTACTTGCGCTGAACAACCTCTCAACTATTGATGAGATTGAAATCGTTTGGAACAACGGGGATGCTGACACTTTCTACTACACGGCAACGGATAGCACCATTCCAGCAGCAGGCGGACAATCAACCAAGAGCGTAATCTACGCAGGAGTGTACCCGCAGAACCTGCAAGACAACCCACACCTTGATAGCACCATCAAGCCATCAACACACGATACGGGAGACTACTACGATGTGATTGTAAAGAACTCAAGTGGCACTACACTATTCACGCAGCGATTCACGCTGACCTGTGAGCCACGATACACGCCATACCAAATCTCGTTCATCAACCGTTACGGGATGCTGGACTACTTGACGTTCTTCAAGCGTAGTGATGAGCGTGGGAACTTCACGCAGGACACCTACCAAAAGAGTATCTACAACGATGCGTTCACAAGCCCCTCTACCGAGATAGGTAAATACACGGACTTCAACGTGAACTCACGCAACTCCTACACCTTGAACACTGGATTTGTAGGTGAAGACCACAATGACGTGGTACAGGATATTCTGATGAGTGAGAATGTTGCTATGTTGGTAGATGGCTCTTGGTATGCAGTTACTCCAGAGCGTGGAAGCTTGGAATACCAAAAGCACGTCAACCAAAAGCTCATCAACTACACGATGACCTTCAACTTTGCATTTGATGAGCGTAGCCTAATCCGATGAACAAGGTAGACATTTACATCAACGGCTTTCGCCTTGACCTGTTTGATGATGAAGAAATCACCATCAACTTGTCGGTGCAGAACGTCCAAGACATCAGTAAGGTGTTCACGGACTTCACGCAAGGATTCACCGTACCCGCTACGGCGTGGAATAACGCCATTTTCCAGCACTATTACCGCTCGGACATAGACTCGTCTACCTTGACAAAGAAAACCATCTTAAACGGGGAATCTTTGTTTTTGGACTACAAGTTCCGAGTGCTGAAGGATAGCGGTCGTTTGGAAGCCGAAGGGTGTTGCGCTGATGCTCTAGACGAATTAGGTGGTTCGCTGACAAGCACTACTACCGCAGTCACCTTTGATGGTCGCTTGCGACAGGCAGCAAGAATCGAAATCAACTCCTTGCCATTCCGCACAGGTGTAGTAGAGGTAGAGAACGTGCAGCTGAAAGGCACGGAGCCTTATGCGTATACCATCACCTTCTATGGAGATGTGGTAACGCTCTCTGATTTGTTTGGGGATGACTACTTGTATGACATAGAGTTTCCTGCTGAATACAACCACAACTACACGGACACTGCGGTCTTTGAGCGACTTACCACTGACACCTATGCTCCCGTGTTCTACCCGATGATGAGTCCAGTGGACAACTGGTACTACAATTCTGATAGTGGGGCAAAAGATGACCCGAACCTGCACTACAAGGGAATCAACGAAGATCACGGCATTCACTTTTACGAATTGAAGCCCGCACTCAAGGTTACGGCTATCTTGGACGCTATTGAAGCAAAATACGGCATCACCTTCACGGGTTCGTTTTTGAGTGCAACTCCGTTTGTTGATTTGTCGCTATGGCTGCATAGGTTTGAAGGCTACTTATTTGGTGGCGGCAACGACATTGCGTGGCAGTTGATTAACTTCAACACCCTTACTTCGGGTTCTGATTTTAACCTTGCGACCGACACTTGGACGGTAGCAGCAGACGGCACATTCACAGTCACGGTTGGAATGACCAACGTCAATGTAGACTACGAGGTAGGGCTATTTGCAAATGGTCAGCAAATTGGCTCGTACAAAAAGTCAGCACATCCAAGCACAACGGCGTTCGGTGTATTGTCAAACGTGGTTGCTTATCAAGGGCAGACCATTCAATTGTTTATCAGGCCGCAGAACATTGTCAACTCTTTGACATACCGATGCTCGTTCTACGATGCGGTAGACGCAACTCCGACCACAAGATTCTTGGTGAGTCAGTCAACATCTGCAACCTACACCTTTGAGGTGGTCATCCAAGACCTGATGCCTGAAATCAAGGTAAAGGACTTTCTTGGTGGCATCCTAAAGATGTACAATATGGTCATTCAGCCAACGAGTGCAACCTCGTTCCTGCTTCAGCCGTTGGATGATTGGTACGCAGCAGGAACCGACCAAGACTACCAAACCTACTTTGACATCACGGAGTACACGGTAAACCGCCCACCTCTGTACCGAGAGATTGAGTTCAAATACCAAGAGACCGAACAGATACTTGGCTACCAATATCAACGACTCAGCAATCAAGGCTTTGGAGACCTACGTGCGTTCTTCAGCTTTGATGGTGATGAGTTCATCGTTGATGTCCCGTTTGAATGTCCATTGTTTGAACGACTAACTGACATTTATACAGGTAGCCTTACTAACGTGCTCGTGTACAAGAGCATCACAAGTGAGGCAAACGAGGACGGCAAATTCAACCCATACTTGGGCGCACCTGTATTGTTCTACGGGTACTTTGACAATTACGACCTCACGGCTAACTCGGTTGCGTTTGTGAACTCCGACAATGCGACAAGCCGTGAAGTCACGGTTGCTTGGTATGCCAACACATCAAACCGCTACGCAAGTGCAGGAGCATCGCATTCTATTTGCTTTGGTGCGGACATCGACCCCTACCACTTGCAGTCGGTAAATCGAAGCCTATACAGTACAGAGTGGAGCAACTACATCACCGACCTCTACAACAAAGGACGCAGGTTGATTCAGATAGATGCGGTTTTGCCAGTCGGCAAGATTCTCACGATGAACCTCAAGAATGCGGTCATCTGGAACAACGAGAAGTACATCGTGAACTCGGTGCAGTTGAATATGACCACAGGCAAAGCAACATTTGAACTCCTCAACGTAGTATGAAAAAAGGTTTTGTAAGTTATTTAGTTGACGTACTTCAATCTGACGATTGGGTAGGAGTCAGCGAAAACGTAGAGATAGCAAAAGGCAAGTACCACCTCCCAAGCACTTGGCAAGACGCAAAAAAGATCATTAGAAGGCAATGGCTGAAGAAGTAAATATCAACATTAGCATCACCACCAATGCTGCGCCCGTTGCCTCTAAAATCACAAAGGAGCTTCAGGGTGTACGCAAGGAGGCTAAAGCCCTCAAGGATGATCTAAAAGACGGAATCAGCGAACCCGTTAAGGAGGGCACAAAAGACTTTGAGACCCTGAAGAAGACGGTGTCCCCTATCAAGGGACTCATCAGCGACTTGACAGGTGGTATGTCTGAAGCGTTCTTTCAGGCATTTGAATCGGTAAAAGCTACGACCGCAGGCATCAAGGGTCTTGACCTTGCTCTCAAAACGGCTGCATTTGGTATCGCCATTCTCGTAATTCAAAGCGTCATCCAACTCTACGATGAGTTGGTGAAGACTGAAGAAGAAGAAGCGGAGGCTCTGAAGGCGGCAACCGAAGCCAAGAAGAAGTACATTGACGAGACCCGTGCTGCTGCTGATGCTCTCGACAAAGAGCGCAAAGCGCGCAGCGAAGGTTCCAACGCTATCAAGCGTGAGATATCTGAACTTGAGGCTTCGGGAGCAGCAAGCGAGAAAGTCTACTCCAAGCGAAAAGAGCTACTTGAGCAAGAGCGTTTAGACCTAATCGCAAAGCAGGCGTTTCTTTATGATGACGCTCAGGCCCAAAAAGACATTGCTCAACAACTGCTTGACAAGGAGTCCGAGCTTCGTGCGCTTGATTTGGCTAATCAAAAAGCCATCAATGATAAGCGGAAAGAGGCAGCAAAGAAAGCAGCACAGGATCGCTTTGACATCCTCAATCGTGAGAACATCAGACGTGAGGAGGCTCTCAAAGCACACGAGGACAATGTTGCTCGCATTGCAAAGGATGCCCGTGAGAAGCGCATTGCAGACACCATTGCGATTGCTCAGTTCGAGCAGGATGAGGATATGCGTGCTTTCAACGCTGAACTTGACCGCCTAAAGAAGCAGAAAGAGGCAGCAGAAGCAAAAGACAAAATCCGCAAAGAAGACCTTGAGAAGGAGCGCAACTACCGTCAGCAGTTGCAAGACCTCGCCACTGACTCAGCACTTGGTACTATCTCAGCTCTGAAGGAGTTGAATAGCATCTACGATGCTAACAACAAGGAGGCTGCTGAAAGAGCGTTCAATCGCCAAAAGGCTCTGAACATTGCTGAGACCATCATCTCAACTTATTCAACGGCACAAAAGGCGTATGCATCTCAGTTCACACCCGTGCCTACTCCTGACTCACCTGCTCGTGGTGCTATCGCTGCGGGTCTTGCCGTTGCGGGTGGTCTTGCTCGTATCGCTGCCATCAGCGCACAAAAGTTCCAATGGACTGACAAAGAACCATCGACTCCATCTGCATCAGGTGCAGCAGCAGGAGGCGGGAGCATACCACAACCTCAGTTCAATATCGTTGGGCAGAGCGGAACCAACCAACTTGCTACGAGCATAGGCTCGCAATTTGACCGACCACTTCGTGCGTATGTGGTGGGAGGCGAAGTATCAACCGCACAAGAACTCGAAAGACGTAGAGTAAGAACCGCAACATTCGGCTAATGAACCTCATTGAACTTATACTAGACGAAACGATGGCCCTCACGGGCATTGATGCTATCTCATTGGTAGAGCATCCCGCCATCGAAGAAGACTTCATCGCACTCAACGCTCAAAAGCGTCAGCTCTTTGCGATGCAAAACCAAGAGAAGCGTCTGCTGATGGGTGCGGCCTTGATTCCTGACAAACCCATCTACCGCACCGATGGGGAGAATGAATACTATGTATACTTCTCAAAGGCCACCGTCCGCAAGGCAATGGAGTTGTTCTTCAAAAACGGCTATCAAAACAACGCCACCATTGAACACGACTACGATGTGGACGGCACTACGATTGTGGAGTCGTGGATCATCGAAGATGAAACGCTTGACAAGAGTCGTGCCTACGGCCTCGACCTACCTGTCGGTACGTGGATGGTGTCAATGAAGATTGACAACGAAAGCATCTGGAATCGTGTCAAGGAGGGTGAGTTCAAGGGCTTTAGTATTGAGGGCTACTTCGTTGACAAGATGAACTTCAGCAAGCAGGAGCTTGCCAAGATTGAGGAGCAAGAGGCGGCCCTCGCATTGTCTCAAATCGTAGCCATCATCAAACGTGATGGGCGCAAGAAGTCTGGCAAGCGTGTGGAGATGGAATCGTTCGCAGACTACCCTGAAGCAGTAAGCAACAACGCCAAGCGTGGCATTGAGCTGAACGAGAAAGGTGGCAACAAATGCGCTACGGCAGTAGGAAAGTTGCGTGGTCAGCAGCTCGCACAAGGCAAACCCCTGTCAGTAGAGACCATCACCCGTATGCACTCTTACCTATCAAGAGCCGAGACATACTACGATGAAAATGATACCACCGCTTGCGGCACCATTAGCTATCTTTTGTGGGGCGGTCTTGCTGGCAAGCGTTGGGCAGAAAGCAAACTTAAAGAACTCGGTAAATTATGATGCGACCACAGAAACTCCCCGTAGCCTCACCAAGAGGCGGTAATCGTGGATGCCTTTGCAAGGACAATACCTACTCACGCAAGTGCTGCGATGGTAGCCTACCTGCTCAAGGCATCGGCTCTTTGGTAGGGCAAGGTGATGTAATCATCAACCCTTAAAATGTAACAATTAAACAACCCCCTTTTATTTAGTTAGATATGAAAGCAAATTCAATCCTAAACCGAATCCTTGCAGAATTGGCCTCCGTCCGTGAGGTTAAGTTTGCAACTATGAACCTTGAGAACGGAGCCGTTCTTGAGGCTGAAGCCTTTGAAGCAGGCAATGAGGTTTTTGTCGTTAGTGGCGAAGACCGTGTCCCTGCTCCCGTAGGTGAACACAAGCTCGAAGATGGTCGCATCCTCGTGATTGTTGAAGAAGGAATGATTGCAGAAATCAAAGCAGCCGAAGCAGAAGCTGAAGTTGAAGTTGAACTGCAATCAGAAGAAGCCGTTGCAGTTGCTGAAGAAGTAGCTGAGGAGGCCGTGTCTGAAGTAGCCCAAGAGGTTGTTGCCGTTATCGAGGTCGCAGTCGCTGAAGCCGTTGCTCCACTCGTTGAGGAGATTCAGAACGAAATGAAAAAAATGAAGGATGAGATGGCTAAGTACAAAGAGGAGATGGCTGCTGCCAAGCAGGAGTTTTCATCTCAAGCTGCTGCCAAGCCAATCAAGCACAATCCTGCAACAAAGCAAGCCAACAAGGTCGAATTCAAACGTCCCGCAAAGGCAATTGACCGAGTCCTTGCACGTCTTAACAACTAATATAACTTACTGAAAATCAAATGGCTACGACCACCTCGATTACCACAAACTATGCGGGGCAATATGCCTCCAAGTACATTTCGGCAGCGTTACTTTCTGCCGACACGCTTGACAAGGGTCTCATCGAAATCCTTCCAAACGTAAACTTCAAAACCACCCTTCAGCGTGTAGCTACTGATGACATCGTAAAAGATGCCACTTGTGACTTTGACGCTACTTCAACCTTGACCCTCACCGACCGTGTGTTGGAGGTTGAGCCTTTCCAAGTTAACCTTCAGCTTTGCAAGAAGGACTACTACGATTCTTGGATTGGTGGTCAAATGGGCTTCTCTGCCTACGACAGCATCCCTGCTTCTTTCGCTGACTTCTTGATTGCTCACGTAGCTGCCAAGACTGCCCAGAAGATTGAGCAGAACATTTGGAACGGAAACGCTGCTTCAGCAGGTGAGTTCTCAGGATTCCTTTCTTTGATGACTGCTGACTCTGACGTTATTGACGTAACCGCTACTACTGTTACTGCTGCTAACGTCATCACCGAGCTTGGCAAGGTTGTAGACGCTATCCCTTCTGCTCTTTACGGCAAAGAGGACTTGACCATCTACGTTTCACAGAACATCGCTAAGGCTTACGTTCGTGCTCTTGGTGGCTTCGGTGCTTCAGGCTTGGGTGCTAATGGTGTTGACAACAAAGGCACTATGTGGTACGGCTCTGAGCCATTGTTCTTCGACGGCATCCGTGTTGCTATGGTCAACGGACTTCCTTCAAACCGTATGGTTGCTGCTCAAACTTCAAACCTGTTCTTCGGAACTGGCCTGTTGAACGAGCGCAACGAGGTTCGTGTACTTGATATGGCTGACCTTGACGGTTCAGACAACATCCGTGTAATCCTTCGTTTCTTCGCTGGGGTGAATTTTGGCATCGGTTCGGACTGTGTCCTGTACTCTTAATCCGAGTACATAAGTTAAACCACGAGGGGGTGTGGGTTCTGCCCCGCCCCCTTTTTTAATTCAAACAAAACAAATGGCTTGCGATTTAACAAAAGGACGTGCAGTACCGTGTAAAGACGTAGTAGGTGGCATTCGTGCCGTATACTTCGTTGACTTCGGTGACTTTCAATCAGTAACCCTCACCAACGACGAGGTGACTGACATCAGTGGAACCTTCTCTGCGTACCAATACGTGGTGAAAGGAAATAGCTCTTTCGAGCAGGCATTCAACTCAAGCCGTGAGAATGGTACTACCTTCTTCACGCAGACGTTGAACCTGACCTTGACCAAACTCACTAAAGAAGACAACAAGGAACTGAAGCTCTTGGCTTACGGTCGTCCTTACGTTGTTGTAGAGGACTACAACGGCAACGCCTTCTTGATGGGTAAAAACTACGGAGCAGAGGTAACAGGTGGTACCATCGTAACTGGTGCTGCTATGGGTGACCTTTCAGGCTACACCTTGACGATGGAGGCACAGGAGCAACTGCCTGCCAACTTCATCGCAGGTGCGGTTCTGAACAATCCGTTTGCGGGTTGTGCAGGTGCAACCGACACGATTGTTGTAGGTAGCAATTCCTAATATATATTTGTTTCGCTATTGAGCGGAATAGTGATGGATGGATTGAGGGGCTTCGGCCCCTCTTTCTTTTTCAAACAATTTAACATCGTGAGGTTATTTAGTTGAGATGCATATTCTTCAAGTATCGGCTTCGCCTCAGTCAATCACAATCATCCCACGCTCCTTCCCTGCGAGCGTCACGATTCAGTTAATTGACGAATCAACAAACACTACGGCAACACCATCGGTGACGGCTGCCTCTGCGAATGGTTTTATGACCCTCACAGGCACGTTCTCTTTGGTCAACAACCGCTTCTATGGTTTGAAGGTTTTTAATGCGGGAAATCTAATCTATCGTGATAGGGTTTTCGTAACTTCACAAACCGAATACGACAAATTCACGGTCAATCAAAATGTCTACACCGAAGAAACAAGCTACGACAACGACTTCATCATCATCTAAAGTCCACGTTGTCAACTTCAGCTCCTACACCACCCCCGAAATACGGGAGGTGCAGGGCAAGGAATGGGTCGAATATGGCGATGACAACAACTACTTTCAGTACTTGATTGACCGCTACAACGGCTCACCTACCAACAACGCTCTGATCAACGGCATCGTTGACTTCATCTACGGCAATGGCCTTGATGCTACCGACTCGGCTTCTAAGCCTGCGGAGTACGCTGCTATGAAGGGTCTGCTGAACAAGGATGCCATTCGCAAGATTGTAGCCGACTACAAGATGATGGGCCAATGCGCCCTACAAGTGGTGTACTCACGAGACCACAACACCATCGCTGAGGTTGCACACATCCCTACCGAGACCCTGCGTGCTGAGAAGTGCAATGACGATGGCGAGGTTGAGGCGTACTACTACGCCAAAGATTGGAGCGATGTGGCAAGCCGCAAGGAGACACCGACTCGCATACCTGCGTTTGGTTTCAGCCGAGAGGCGATTGAAATCCTATACATCAAACCATACCGAGCAGGATTCTACTACTACTCACCTGTTGACTATCAAGGCGGCCTGCCTTACGCAGAACTTGAAGAAGAAGTTGCGAACTACCACATCAACAACATTCAGAACTCGCTCAGCCCATCGCTCTTAATCAACTTCAACAACGGAGTACCAAGCGAAGAAGAACGCAGGCAGATTGAGATGCAGATTGCCCAAAAGTATAGCGGGTCATCTAACTCGGGCAAGTTCATTTTGGCGTTCAACGACAACAAGGAATTGGCAGCAACAATCGACACCATTCAGTTGTCGGATGCTGCAAACCAATATCAGTTTCTGTCGGACGAGGCTACTCAAAAGCTGATGGTTGCCCACCGTATCACCTCACCGATGCTGCTTGGTATCAAGGACAACTCAGGTCTTGGCAACAACGCTGACGAACTGAAGACCGCTTCAATCCTGTTTGACAACATCGTCATCCGTCCGATGCAAGAGGTCATCCTTGAGGGCTTGAGCAAGATCCTTTCGTACAACGACTTGCGATTGAACATCTACTTCAAGACGCTTCAGCCTCTTGAGTTCACCGAGCCTGCCGTACAGAGCGCAGAGGTCATCGAGGAGAACACGGGTGTCAAGGCTGACATCATCGCTGCTCCTGCGGGACAAGCTGCTGAGGTTCAAGAGGACTTGATTCAGAAGGAGGCTTCGTACAACGGAGCGCAGATTGCAAGCTCGCTTCAGATTATGGAGTCAGTCAAGAACGGCATCCTTACGGTTGACCAAGCCATCACGTTCCTTGTGCAGATGCTTCAGTTCGACCCACAGGTCGCAAAGGCGTTGTTTGCGGGTAACTCTGCAAACGTCATCACTCAGATGAAGTCACACAAATTCAAGCAAGAAGTACCTGAATTCACCCACGAAGAAGAACACAAGTGGATTGAGGCTTTGCGGGGAAAGGGTGAGGTCGTTGATTTAGATGAATGGGAACTCGTCTCTGACGAGGTAGTCAACGACCCTGACAATGAGGATGCCCACCTCGCCAAGCAGTACAACTTCGCAGTTGAGGACTTCAGCAATGCTGATGACCGCAGCAACTTTGATAGCGGCTTGTACAAGATTCGCTACGCCTACACACGAAACATCTCGGCAAATAGCCGTGACTTCTGCCGTGAGATGGTGGGAGCAACAAACGGAGGATTAGTATTCCGCAAGGAGGACATTGATATGATGAGCTTCAGCGGAGTCAATGGTCAGTTCGCACCTGAAGGACAAAGCGTGTACTCTATTTGGAAATGGAAGGGCGGAGCGTTCTGCCACCACGCTTGGAGGCGTTTGGTTTACTTCCGCAAAAGAGATGGCGGCAAGTTCCTTCCAAACGAAGGTCTTGACAACGATAAGCTTGTTTCTACGGAGTCTGCTATCAAGGCAGGCGTACCTACGAGCAAGCTGACCCCTAATGCTTGGGATGAGGCACAAACTCGCCCTATTGACACACCCTCACGGGGTTCACTTAAATACGGATAGTGATGGCAGTTGTTTATCGTCATCACAGGCTTGATAAGAACGAGGTATTCTATGTCGGAATCGGCAAGAAGGAATCTCGTGCTTTTGATATGGTTAATCGCAATCATATCTGGAAAGGCATCAAGAGCCGTAGTGAGGTAGACGTTGAGATTGTTGCTCGTGACCTGTCTTGGGAGCTTGCCTGTGAACTTGAGCAGTTGATGATTGCTGAATATGGTCGTATTGACCTACATAAAGGAACGCTTGCGAATCTAACTGATGGTGGAGAAGGGACTATTGGTGTAAAGCAAAGTCAAGAATCAATTGCCAAGCGTGTAGCAAAAAACAAGGGCAGAAAGAATACGGAAGAAACAAAGCGTAAAATGTCAGAGGCTCGCAAGGGTATTGTTTTTAGCGCAGAACATATTGAGAATCTACGCAAATCACATCTCGGTCAAAAAACCGTGAATGGTAAAATGGTTGTAGACCTTCATACAGGATTCTTTTACGATAGTCTGCGTAACGGATGCCTCTCCGTTGGAGTTAGTTATAAGGCAGAGTTTGCCAAAATTAAACGAGGTAGCAACAAAGTAAGATTTCAAATCGTATAGATATGCCAAAAGCTCTCTGGATTAAACGTGAAGATTTAGTTCGCAACACCCTTATAAGCGGCAACCTTGATACTGACCGCTTTATACAATTCATTTCAATCGCCCAAGATATTCACATCCAGAATTACACGGGTACGAGGTTGTACAACAAAATCAGCAACGACATTATTGCTGGCACTTTGGCAAACCCATACCTTGCCCTTGTAACGGATTATTTGCAGCCTATGCTAATCCAATGGGCACTCACCGAGTACCTTCCATTTGCCGCATATACCGTAGGCAACGGAGGGGTATTCAAGCACAATTCGGAAAACTCTACTACCGCAGAGAAGGTAGAGGTAGACTACTTGGTAGGCAAGGCGAGGGACTTGGCACAGTACTACACTGACAGGTTCATCACCTATATGAGCTACAACCAAGCCACGTTCCCTGAATACTATCAAAACAACAATGCTGATGTCTTCCCCGATACGGACGCAAACTTCGCAAGCTGGGTCCTTTAGTAAAAAGACCTACGAACCAAAGAAGGGCAATGTGCTTAAGTTAAAAAGTTACTTAAAAGAGAAAGAGAAGAATGGCTAATGCGATAAATTGGGGGGCAGTATATTGCTCATCCTACTGGGGAGATGAGGACTACAACACTCGCACTCTTGGTGGTGATGGGGTTCCTGCTTGCTTTGACAATGCTTATACCTACGCAGAGGCTTACGAGATTCGTGTGTTGGCTGATTCAGGAATCGTAGAGGGTTTCGTTTGCCTTGAGAACGCTATTGACGCATTAAATTTTAACTGATGAGCAGCTTTTACGATGATGCATCGCTTGTGATGATTCCAAGCGGTTACAAGAACGCAAAGATTTACTGCGAGAAACCAACAGACGGAACTGGCGACCTCACGTTCACCCGTGCCAGCAACGCCACCCGAGTGGCTTCAAACGGCCTAATTGAAAAGGTGCGGACTAATTTGGTGCTGCAGTCTGAGGCGTTTGATAATGCGGCTTGGACTAAAACAAATGCAACCATAACGGATAATGCTACAGCCGCACCCGATGGCAC